GACTTTATTTTTTTGTAAGGTCTTCATAATCTAAGCCCATACCAATGCCAAAACCAGCCTTTTGTGCATTTGCTCCCTGCAGTGCCAAAACGTCCTTGGCGTTTGTGGCCTTTCCTTTACTAAACACTCTTGCCTTCATGTCTTCCCAGGCATTACTTTTTTTAGAATTTTTATCTAAATCTACTCCCTGAATTGCTGCAAAAAACTTTTTTTCATCATACTCTAACTCTCTTTTAGTAGACAATATTGCTAGTAATTCTGGCATAGATATGTTTGTTTCTAACTCTTCATAGTCTTTCCAGATACCCAACAAAAATGCCTCAGATTCTAGTTTTACTAAATCTAACTCATCCCAAGTTTGACCACTACCGTTTGCCTGATCTTTAATACTTTCTTCTGATTTTTTATCTATTTTAATATTACCTGCAGCATTAACAATTTTATAAACATTTGGTAAATCTAAACTATCTTCTACAACATTTATATTTTTAGATAATTTTGGATAAAATTGTTTTAAAGAAATTCGTGCACACTCAACCAAAATATCAATGGCTTCTTCATCGCTTTTAGCATTTTTCATATTTTGAAAAACATCCATAAACTCACGAAGATATTTTATTTTTAAAGGAGTTATTTCTAACTCAGTATCATCAATCAATTTTATTTTTTGACTTTGATAAATTTTTGTTGCCATATAATTATTATACCAAACAGAAAAGCCCAGCCTTTTCAAATATGACTGGGCCTTCTGATATTATTAAGTTGTATTATAGAGAACGATCTACGATCTTACCGTATGATGCGTTGTCATTTGGTAGCAAACGGAATGAAACTTCAAACATTGTAGCCTCATCACGCTTGGCACCTACAGTTACGCTCTCGATTGAAAGTGCACGGTATGCAACATAAATTCTTTCAATAGAATCTGAGTCAGCGCAGTCACCAGTTCCTGGACCTACTGCAACCAAACCACGTTCTACTGGACATTCGCCAATATTACCTGCTGAAAGATTTAGTGTTGGATGAGCACCTGTTGTGTCTAGATCATCTCCAGAACCTGCAAGTGCGAATAGAAGATTTTCCAATGTTGCCTCAGCAAATGTTGTATTGAGATTAACTTGCATGCCTTGCTTGAACAACTTAGCAACGTCAAGAACCTGATCAACCTGTACTTCGCCAAAGTCTGGCTGGAACTGTAGTTCCAAACCATTCATTGTATAACCTACGTTACGAAAAACTGGAAGTCCGCCCTCGAGTTCGTCAGTAAGAGTGTCTCTGTAAGATACGCCTGCTGAGTAACCTGGAAGAACACCAGTCTCTGGTAGTGGACCTGCCTCATACGTAAAAAGTGCTGCTGCACCTACGATGATTTGTGTACTATCACCACGTGTATATGCCATTTATTTCACCTCTTTATTTTTCTAGAAATTAAAAGGCGTGTTTCCTCATTGATAAGTATACAGCCTTTTTATGAATTTACTGAGTCTATTACGTCTTGCCTTTGATGGTAGTCGTAGTCAATAATGATCTTGTTACCCGCATAGGTTCGGGCTGTTCCAAAGTCTACTATATCCCGTGCCTCTTCTAACTGGTATATCTTAAAATCATGGAAATAGAACTTACAACTCATGCCGTCAAAAGTTTTATCCTTAGTCCAAGAATTTAGTTCTTGGGCACTCTCATCTCCACGGTCCAATAGCCTCATTACTGCTTCCTGTATCTTAATCATCTGTATTGTAGGTTCTGATCCACTGGCATAAAAATAATACAAAACCTGCTCACACTTAATATGCGGGAATGGTCCTCTACGCATCTTAAACATTCTATCCCATACAGCCATAGTTCCACCTTCTGGAAACTGTTTCTGCAGAGTTTCTAATGTAGAAGGCCCAGTAGGGAAAAATGGAACATCGTCCAAACCAGATAACTCAGAAATCTTTTCTTTAAGATATTGATTAATCCATAGAACTGGTGTATTTAATACTGATGTAGATTCTGTCATCTTCCAACTCCTGCACTTGCTATCCAACGATAGCCCGTCTCATATCCTTTTGATCTGCCCATCTTTTTACCAGCAGATAGATTTTTTTTATATATTGTTGGTCTTTCTAGGTATTGAGCAATACCACTAATTCGTAAAAATGCTTGGCTAAAAAATCTATTAAAGAATGAATCAAAAACTTTTTCAAATCCTCTTTGAGCAGCAGTTCCTCCAGGATTTAAAACTTCAACTGGGTTTTTTGTAAAAATTTCTTCTCCATTTATATCAAATGCGAGAACTTCTGCTTTAACAGGACGAATAGTAACAGCAATGCCATTTTCAATTATTCTTGCTTTATCATAAAAAGGAACACGTGACCCGTCTTTAATTGATGTAGATTGTTTAAATGATGATGTAAAAGATATTCCTGTTGGATTTGTTATATACTTAATATCAAACAATCTTGCAGCAGGACTTCCTGTTTGATGCCACTCATAAACATGATGTAGCATTGCTGGATTTGCTCTTGCATTAGAATCAATATATTCTTTTAATAAATTTATCGTCTGTAGCCCAAGGACGTCTAAAAATCTTTTTTTACCTGCATGAATCCCGTCAACAAAACCTATTGAATAGTCAACAATATTTCTCATATCTTTACGAAAAGCGGTACTATTAAATGCAATCTTCATACATCTACCGCCTGATTTTCAGATCTACGAAGAATAAGTTTATAATATTCAACATCTCCAAATGGTCCAGCAAACGGATCCTGTGTGGCTATTTCAAATATTGTAGATTTCCCTGCACGAGGACCAGATGTCTCTATATATATTTCATTACAATTTTTATCTTTTATATTTGTAATAATTACATTTGTTATGGAGTTGCGGGCTTCAAGACTTGATATACGAATATCTGTTTTACATCTACCAAGCAATAATTTATCCTGTGTAATATTTATATTTGGCATTACTTCTTCTTTGAATGCCGTTCCTGCTGCTGCAAAAGAGCATGCAATAGTTCTATCTAAAATCCAAGTCTTTTTAACTTCTCCATAAATGCCTTGCTCGACTATTGGATGATATACATCTGCTTGCATAGGAAATGCGAAGTCTGGGGTTTCGCATACTACCATTATAGTGCTCCAATGAACTCAATCGGTTTGCGATATTTATCAAGTATTTTATCTACAATTAAATTACCAGTACCTTCAAATACTGCCTTATCAAATTGAACTCTAAATTGATCTGTATTATATGCACCAATATAACGTTTATAATAATCTAACTTGCCACAATCGATATCATGAATAAGTAACTCTGTTGCTCTTACGATATCAGATGGCACCTTGTTATATCCTACTTCTAATACAATTGTATAATCCCATGTCTTTGGAAATCCTCTTGCAGAATAATCAAGTTCCGTAATATCTGTCGGTGATGCTGGCAATAAAATACGAGCAGACTCATCTCTGTTTATTGCATCATTAAATGTCATTGTAATTGCAGAGCCATCTGGAATAATCTCAAATGCTGAAACAGAATTTTCTAAATCATCTGCATCATAAAGCAAAACATTGTTTTCATAAACTTTTAAAACTTTTTTGGCATCTACCCAAATAGGCAGGTAATCTGTACCTTGGCCCGTTGTTTGAATTACTTTTTTCTTATAATAAAATTCTACATCACATACGGAGTCTATAATTGCTCTGGCTAATTCTTCATTAGATGCGTATTCTGCAATCTCACTTGCAGTATTCCCGTGATCGTTTGGGTTTACATATGGACGAATTACATCAATAAAATATTCGTCTCCATCAATTTCTACCTTATATTCTGTATCATATTTTGAAGATAGTGAAATTACTACTTTAGAATCTGCATTAGAAGTAACTGAGTCTTCTACAACTGAAGAGTCCGCCATATCTGTAATTGTGTAATCATATTCTGTGGATGCAGATCCAACATTTAAAGTTACACTTAAATTATATGGCGGGACTCTCAGAATTTGCATTTAGCGACCAAACTCCTTGGCTACTTCTTCTGGTGTAGCAAGACGAATATGGTCACGAGTCAACCATCTTTCAGCCTGCTCTGGGGTGACAATATTATATCCACGATATACTTTACCAACTCCAGGCAAACTAACATTCTTTGTAGAATGAATTGCTACTGTTTTATTTGATTTCTTTACAATAGTAGATGGCTGTTCAACCTTACGCTCTACCTGTGTTACGCCAATTACACCATTTGCAACTTGACCTACAGCCTGAACTGTTCCTGATCCTCTTGACAAATCTTGTGTAGTAATTGCTCCCTTATCAGCAGATTCCTCTGCTGCAGAAACTTTGTACTTTTCCCAAGCACTTGGTTCTTGAACAACTGATTCTACTACTGCTGGCTCTACATTTGCTTCTGGCATAGGAGCCTCAACAACTGGTTCAGCAACGACTGATGTTTCTACTGGCGCTTCATTATTTATATTATTTTCTTCCATTATTAACCTCCTATGTGAACTATTATAACAGAATACTAAAGATTAAGAGGGGGAGGAGATCTAGCCCCTGCCCCCTCTCAAAGGTTACTGATTACAGATTATGCATCTGCAGCAGCGTCTGCCCATGCAATAGCGTCTTCTTCTTCCCATTGAATACCGAAGCGAACGAACACAGTATATTCAATTGTGTCCTTCTTAGCAACATATTCACGGTTTACGACGATATCACGCTGGAAGCCCCAAACACGGTTCTGTGGGAATGTCAAATCGACATATCCTTCAGGGTAGTAAGGAACTTCTTGGACATCGATACCTAGAACACGAGTTGTACGTGCTCCACCGAATGTCTGGCCTTGACCATCTAGGTAAGCCTGTGTATTAGCATAGGTGTTACCATTCTTGCCAAGTGCTTCAGCGATTGCATCAGACAATGTACCGTTGTTCTTAACGATACCTGCGAATGCATCTGTACC